ACTTCAATACTTACATCTCTTTGTATATGTTCTTGTTGAGTTGGCGTGCTAGGATTATCCACGTCGGCTTGAGCTTCCTCATCAGAGGCATACTCTTTCCCAGTTAGTTTGTGTGTAATTGTTACAGTTGCAGGAACGACAATTTTAGGTACCTTCTCGCCGTTAACTGTAACGTATTCAATTACTTCATCATTGTTTATAGGCATTTTTTTATCATATATCAAGTATTAACTTATCTCAAGCACAGAAATCACGATGTGGAGCTGATTCCCCGCAGACGCTTGTGCCTTAATTATTTCATTTTGTTGTGCCACCAAAGGCTCTGTCAATAATTCCAGTGTTCCATTGGCTGTTAAGGCTTTTGTTTTAAAAAGACTGAAAACAGCAGCAGATGAATCCACTAAAGTCAAAGTGATAGTAGGTGTAGCACCTGTATCTTCTGACACAAGAATTGATTTAATAATTCCAGTAGTTGCATCCGGTACAGTATACACTGATTCATTGTCAGTATCCACTAAATCCATCTTATAATTTTTATACGTATTAGCCATCTATCCTATGAACCACGCCACGGCTTCATCATCGTTCCTTAATTGTTCTGGGGTGTAGGAACTGTTTAAAAGACGAATTAATTGATCTAAAGACGTCACAAGTTGGTTAATCTGTGCAGAACTATATTCCTCTGGCGCCTGCGGTAATCTTGGTAGGGTTATCTGTGCCATTATCTTAATCCTCCTGGTCTTATATCTGCACGGTAAGTTCCAAATCTCCACGCCGTATCAATAGCTGAACTTTCTATTCGTATTGCTCCCTGACGCCCACGTGCACGAGTGTCAATTTTAGTTGTTGATGTCGTTACTGCAAAAGGTCCGTTTGTCCTTTGCGTTGATGTTGGATAGTCACGGAACTTCAGTGAAATATTTACCGTTCCTGCTAGATTCTTAAAATCTGGAATAAATCTTTTAATTGACATAAGATTTTCTCCTGCTTGAGGAATAACAAACTCCCCTGATTCCACATAGGAAGTCATCGCTGCGCCATCTGCATTGTTTCCTTTCTCTTGCGCGTACATGAATGTTCTTCCTGCTGTTAGTCCAGTGATGGTTGTAATAGTAGAAGTTGTATCTGTTGGCTCATAAGTTGTAGCATAGGGAAAATTATAAACTCCCTTATCAGCCCAGCTTGTTCGTGATAAACTTCCTACACTCCATACTCTTTCTTTAATATTATAAGTGACACAACGATCAATCTGATCTACCCCAGCTGTGGGATAAAACCAGGTAACTTCATTAAATTCACTATTGGCTGCAGCAAAGGTATCTTTTTGATTAGCCGTATCAATATCAGTAAAGACATAATCTTCCACACTGCATGGAATTTTTTGAACTGTTCCATCAAACTGGAAGAAAGAATCACGCCCCATCCAGAATGCTGTACCATTAATTTCAATTGCTGCATGAAGTCCTATTGTTCCACATGCAGATCCTAATTGAGAAAATCCAAAAATAAATGGAGCGCCAATCAATTGCATTTGATATAGAGCTGTATCAGTCCATACAAGAACAGCACCACGTGAACGTTTGGCAGAAATAATTCGGCTTCCGTCTGTTAGTCGTTGGGATCCTGCTGTATTGGTTGTAGTAGGTGTCCATGTATTAACCGCATCTTGTGAACACCACCGAATAAACATGTCGTCCTGTGTAGAAGTGTCCCCTATGGTTGTCTCTGTTCCTAGAAGAATAATGAAGCGATCAGTTCCTGAAACGATCATCAAACGACTTTGAGTAGGTGCATTTGAAACTGTTGTATTGGTAGCGATATTCGTCATAGGATCTGCTAATCCTCCTGACGTGTCCCAATAGTAAAGTTTACCATTAAGATGTTGACATAAGGCATCCTCGCCCCAGTTATCTAATGACCACTTACCTGAATCCAGTTGAACGCTGTTAGGAGCCGCTAGTGTAGAGCGTGAAGTATTCCATCCTGGTCCCCCACTTACTCCACCCCATGGTCCTGTTCCCCATCCATATCCTAGAACGGAAGTGGGTGGGTTAGTATTTATTTCATATGCAGCTGTTGCTGATCCCCCTGTTTTTCCAGCTACACCCTCGGTTCCAGTGGTTGTAATAACATAAACAGATGTAGAAGTTATGGATTGAATTTCAAATTCACCTTCTAGTTGAGCGTCAGTTATTGAGCTGCTTGAAGGAGCTGTAGCTGAAGTAATAGTTACAAAATCTCCTTTAATGGCTCCATGTGCTGCGTCAGTAACACTGACATCGCTTGAAGCGGCAGTTGTCTCAAATTGGGTAATGGAATTGCCAGAAGAGCGAGTGGGAGTGATGTCATACCACGCCCCTTGTGCAAAAGTATAAAGCTTCTTGTTTGTTCCTACAATAGAATATTGGTCACCATCGAGAGAGAACCATGTAATGATTCCTCGTGTGGCCCCTAACAATGCATCACTTGTTACCTTATCCCATCCTCCAATCTTCTCAGGAAGACTATAACGAAAACGCATGTTGTCTGAATCGAACCAAGTCCCCTCGGCCCCATATTCTGTTACTTGTTTGTTGACACCAGGTTGAAATGGCATCTTGATAAGTGGCATTTAAACTCCTATACGGCTGTCGTGTAAACCCTAATCCAACAATCCCCTATTCCATCAATATACACTTTAATGGCGCCGTTTTTAGTGCCATCTGTTGCGGTTGAATTAGAAAGATTACCTGTACTATCACTCTCTACTGCTCCATCAAAATAAATAAATTGTTTATCTTCGTCATCCTGGTCTAATGAGAGACATGCTATGGCTCCTGTCGCGCTATTTTGATTAATCTCCATTTTAGCATTAGCTGGGGTGAGAACCCCTATTCCTATCTTGTCCTCGCTGGCGTCGGAGATCATCAAGGCAGCGTCCGTATCACCTTCCACCCTGAAATCCTTGTCTTCTCCTGCGTCATTGAATACGACAGCACCTTCCACGTTAAAGTCAGCTGTAGGTGTCTCTGTATTAATGCCTACACGGTCAGTGCTTGCATCAATCATTAAAAGAAACTCTTGAGTATCTCCTTCAAATCTTGCATCCCGGTCCTGTTGGCTGTCATTAAAGGTAAATGAGCCTCCGTCAAGGTCAACATTTCCTGTTACCTGTAATGTTCCATCTACTCCCAAATCCGCATTAGGAGCATTTGTCTTAACTCCTACACGGTTAGTACCTGCATCTATATAAAGAAGGTTAGTTTCAGAATCACCTGCAAAGCGTGCGTCATAATCCCCTTCTGAAGTATTATAAGTAAATGTTCCTGTGTCAAAACTGACATTTCCACCAGCAGTTAGTGTTCCATTTGCTGTGACATTTCCGGCATCGGCGAGCACATCAAATGCTGTCGATCCATCTGTATAAATAATATATTTTGCTCCTGTAGTTGCCAGGAGACTAACAGCTGTTCCACCAGCCGGCCCGAAGGAAAGCGTATATGGTCCCGCACCACGATTAGAACTATCATCAATAAAGTACCAAGTTTCCACAGCCTCACATTCAACAGCCATGTTACCTGTGAGTGTTCCAGTAAATTTAAGGGAAGCTCTACTTTGTTCATCACTTGTTCCAGACGTTCCACTTGCAACTGTCAAACTGGTAGTTCCACTTCCAGCCACATCAACAGCCTTATATCCTTTTATTCCTTTCTCTATTTTCTGTAAATTTTCATTAGTGACTGTTCCCCACGTTCCAGCATTCGCGCCAGTTGCCTGGAGGTCCAGATTTAATATTGTCGAATCAGCCATGTATCCTCCTTAAGTTTTTTCTACTTCAGTCCATGTATTATCAGCACTATCATCAACTTTATTCCATACACTTAGATTCACAGTTCCAGTGCTAAATGTCGCCACACTTCCAGTTGCACTTACAACAGCTCCTGCCAGAATAGTGCTATTTCCTATACTGAATGTTGCTTCTGATCCAGTTACTGGAACGCCGATTTCTATTACAACGTCCCCAATGCTGAATGTGCCAGCTGATCCAGTAGGTGTTACAAGAGCCCCAGCAGTAACAGTTTCATTTCCGACACTGAATGTTGCCGCACTTCCAGTTGCATCATAAATGGACGCAATGACAACATCGCCAATACTAAAAGTTCCAGCAGACCCAGTAGGTGTTATAAGTGCTGTACCTGTAATTGTCAAGGATCCTGTGGAGAACGTTGCTGCATTTCCGCCAGGAGTGACGTAGGTACTTTGATTAGATCCAGCAAAAGGCTGTGCTGCATAGGCATCCTCAGCAAATGCGGTGTCTTTAGTTTCAGGTCCTCTATAGGTAGTTACAGACCCAACGCTGGATGTAATCGCTGATCCTGTAACATCTACTCCTATTTCTATAAGCAGGGTTCCTGTTGAGAATGTTGCTGCCGCCCCTGTTGGAGATGCGGTAACACCAATATCAATAGTAATACTACTTACACTGGAGGTCATGGAAGAACCTGTAACAGGAACTCCAATTTCTAAAATTTCAGTACCTATTGAGAAAGTTCCAGCAGATCCAGTAGGTGTTATATTAGCTGTTCCTGTGACAGAAGACACACTTCCAACACTGGAAGTCATACTAGAGCCAGTCACAGAGAAGTATAAGCTTACATTAGAACCTGCAAAAGCATCTTCCGCAAAGGCTACTTCACCAAAGGCAGTATCATTGGATTCTGGCCCAGGATATACAGTAACAAAGTTAGTACTAGAAGTTATAGCCGACCCAGTAGGTTCTACAGTAGTAGTCGATAATTGGGTAATACTACCAACAGAACTGGTGGTGCTACTTCCGCTTGGTAGGACGTAGGTTGGAAATTCATTGCCTGAAAATGCAAACTGGGCAAATGAGGATGTGCCATACCCAAATGATTGTATATCTATTGCCATTAATGTGAGGTACCTTGTGTTCTATTTATTGACATTTTACCATATTTCATATATATAGCAAGAAATCATCATAATCACAGTGATGCTAGAATATATAGAAAAAATGAGCTATTATGAAGAAGAATATATACATTTTAGATAATGTCTTAAATGAGTATGAAGTAAAATCTGCATATAATTTACTTGTAGATCAAAATTGGAAAATAGATAGTGTTTATGAAGATAAAGTTTCTTCTCTATACCCCACCTTCGTAGTAAATACAGAAGATAAAATTTTCAATCATTATTGGTATGGGTTCTTTATCGGAGTAGTAACAAATGTCAATAGGATGTTAAGAGAACAATATAAATTCGATTTAGGATCCTATAAAATTACAGGTATTTTATTAAACGCGCAACAAAATAAAGGCGGTTTTCATTTTCATACGCATAAAGGATCTTACTCATTAGTTGGATTTTTAACGAGATATTGGAAGGATGACTGGGGAGGGGAATTACAAATTGAAGATCAAACAATAAAATTTAAGCCTGGTAGCTTTGTTTTATCCAAGACTGATGATCTACATGATGCAATGCCAGTTCGTGTTGATCTTCCTTTTTGGAGAATATCTGTTGG